TTACATCACCGGGCAGTTGTCGTCATCGCTTGCACGATTGATGAAGAACGTGACGCGTCCAAGCACCTCTACTTCTTCCAGTGCATTTCCCTCTATTGCCTCTCCATCATCTGTAATGAGCGATTTGCCCATCAACTTGGCAAACTGCGTATGACCATCGCAAAGGATAAGTAACACATCACCGGGTGTTTTTTTCATAGCTGGCTCAATGACTGCAAATCCTGAATCAGTTTCAAGCACCCTACTTTCTGCGCCGATGTTGCAAATCATTTCGGGTGAAAGTTGGCGCTCGACATAATCGCTTGCAGGTGATGCAAATCCCATTACTGAACCCTCCCCATGTTACGCAGGATCCAATAGTGGTTATCGCTGCCGTCGGTGGTCTTATCAGCGAAGCCCGGCTGGTTGCGCTCTATCCAGGCATTCGCTTCTTCGCGCGTGTAGTGCCAGTTGAACTGCCGCAATTTCTCTATGAATGCGTCTGTGGTCAGGTAACGATACCCCTTGGGGTTTAACTCTATGGCCGCAACAAACGCGGCATGAATGTCTGCTGTGCGTGGCATAATCACCTCACAAAATAACTGTATGTATATACAGTATCGTCAAATATGAGGGTCGATCAAGTTTCACAGTGGTGCTAAACTTCAGACCTTTCCGAATTGACTGATTTATATAATGTTAAAGCTCTTTGCTAAGTACACATCAATCGGCGTCATTAACACGCTGATTCACTGGGTTGTGTTTGCTATCTGCATATACGCGTTTCACACAGGTCAGGCGCTTGGTAACTTCGCCGGATTCGTCGTGGCAGTGTCATTCAGTTTCTTTGCAAACGCCAGGTTCACGTTTAAGTCTTCGACAACCACGATGCGCTACATGCTGTATGTAGGGTTTATGGGAACCTTGAGCGCAGCTGTTGGTTGGGCTGCCGATAAGTCCGGTATGGCTCCGATTGTGACTCTCATTCTCTTCTCCGCCATCAGTCTGGTGTGCGGTTTTATTTATTCAAAGTTCATTGTCTTTAGGGATGCGAAATGAAAATTTCTCTGGTAGTTCCTGTCTTTAACGAAGAAGACGCGATACCTATTTTTTATAAAACTGTTCGGGAATTTGAAGGGCTTCAGCAGCATGAAGTAGAAATAGTCTTCATAAACGACGGCAGCAAAGACGCGACAGAATCAATTATCAACGCGCTTGCTGTTGCCGATCCTCTTGTTGTTCCACTGTCATTCACTCGCAACTTTGGTAAAGAGCCAGCCCTGTTTGCTGGGCTTGATCACGCCACCGGTGAAGCTATTATCCCAATTGACGTCGACCTGCAAGACCCCATCGAAGTCATTCCGCATCTGATAGAGAAATGGCAGGCCGGGGCTGATATGGTTCTGGCTAAACGCTCAGATCGCTCAACAGATGGCCGACTGAAGCGCAAGACAGCAGAGTGGTTCTATAAGCTGCACAACAAGATCAGCAACCCGAAGATTGAAGAAAACGTCGGCGACTTCCGTCTCATGTCTCGTGATGTTGTGGAAAATATTAAGCTCATGCCAGAGCGAAACCTTTTTATGAAGGGTGTTTTGAGCTGGGTTGGTGGTCGCACTGATGTTGTAGAATATGCCCGTGCAGAACGTGTGGCAGGCAGCACGAAGTTTAACGGCTGGAAGTTGTGGAACCTGGCTCTTGAAGGGATCACAAGTTTCTCTACATTCCCTCTGCGCATGTGGACGTACATCGGGTTATTCGTTGCTGGCGCTGCGTTTCTTTATGGCGCGTGGATGATTTTCGACACGTTGGTGTTCGGTAATGCTGTACGTGGTTATCCATCTTTACTTGTATCTATCCTTTTCCTTGGCGGCATTCAGTTGATCGGTATCGGTGTACTTGGAGAATACATTGGCAGGATATATGTTGAAGTTAAAAAACGTCCGAGATACATATTAAAGAACGGAGTCGAAAAATAATGGCTAGTAAGTTCGTGAGGGATAATCTTCTTTCTATAATTGTATTGGTATCAGTATTCATATTGGTTCTAATTATGAACAATATGACTATGTATGTTGCGGACGATTTCGTATACAGATTTGTATACCAGACCAACCCATCGCCTGATGCAGTTCCTATTGATGGGATTTATTCCATAATCGAATCACAGATTCGTCACTATGAAATATGGAATGGCCGCTTCGTGGCTCATTCTCTCGTTCAATTTTTCATGCAGTTTGACAAAACAATATTTAACATTTTTAACTCAATTGCCTTTGTAATGATAGGCGTGCTAGTTATAATGGTGGCAAATTCAATATCTGCTATCAAAGATATTAATTTTTCATTCGTAATAGCGTTCATGTTGCTGTGGTTAATTATACCAGAATTTGGATCGTCAGTTCTTTGGGTCTCCGGATCTATGAACTATCTCTGGATGTCTCTAATTTACACCACATTTATATTGATAAGCATTAGAGCCGAGAGGCCTCGTGCAGTCTACCTTACTATTTACCTAGTTTTAGGCTTCCTTACAGGAGCAACTAATGAAAACAGTGGCCCGGCATCTGCATTGATAGTCATAATGGTGGTGGTTTACGATTATGTAACATATAGGAAGGTGAGTTTGTGGAAGGCCTCTGGCGTCGTTTTTGCGATCGCTGGTTTTTTACTAATGATTACCTCACCAGGGTCACAGAAAAGGGGTGGAAATAACTTTTCATTGAATGTTTTAGCGGATCACTTTGTAAACATATTACATTCCAGTATTTCTTTGTTCTTCTTTTTTTATGTTGCCTTGGCTTTCTTGGTGGCATTTTGCATCTATAAAAAAACAGTCACAAAAAGGGATGTGGCGTTTACTTTAATATTTCTAACTGGTCATTTCGCTTCAATATACAGCATGGTAGCTGCGCCATCGTTCCCTGAAAGAACGGCATTTGGAGCCTCAATCATGCTTTTAATATTATTGGTACACTACATCTGTAAAATCCCAGTGTCATCATTGTATAGCAAGGCTTTTGTTTTCGTATTATACACAGCATCCATTAGCACCTATACATATGCATTTACAGACATTCATAGCACATATAAGCAGTTACGCGCTCAGCAGGAAGTTATTGAAAATGCAGAGTTGGGGTCAGATATATCTGTACCAATGATAACCAAGCCAAGATCAGATGCCAATGCTTATAAAAATACAATATATTTGACGTACCGTAAAAATTCATGGATGAATATGTGGGCAGCTAGATTTTATAACTTGAATTCTATATCAGGAAAAGATTAAAACAAAAGGCCCTTTCGGGCCTTTTTTTACGCTCCTGCGACAAATGCAGTGACGTTGGTTAAACTGACTGAGTTGATATTAATTTGCACCTCGCCAGTGGATAGGCATCGTAAAGCTACAGTTCCATCAGTGATAGCGCCTTGCGTACCTACGACTTTTCCCTCCCAAAAAGCTATGTTCCCGGCGGCAGCGGACAGGTACGTACTAGCGTTAGTAACTACTGGAGTTGGGGTGCCTGTTTTATTTAACTTTGCCCCTATAGTGCCTATAATTCCTGCCGCCGCATTAATAGTCTTTCTTGGAGCTAATTGAATTCTCACATCAACAGATGTAAGGCTATCGGTGTTAGTGTACAGTGTAACCCACGTCGTTGAATCATTGGCATTGAAGTCGACATCAACTGATCTTAGCCGTTGCAATCGTGATGGTGATGTTTTCAAATCCCCGCTGATTGTGCCGCTCTGGAGAAGAACAAGGCTGGTGAAATCATTCCTCTGCCCAGTACCCATCTTTGTAACGGATGCTGAACGCACAAGGAGAGCATCAATAAATGTCGGTGAAACCAGAATGGAGTTTCCAGAGCCTACAATTTCCATCTCAGGGATGTAAGCATTTTCTGTCTCAATGCGGTGGTCTGCACTGACATGCCCACCGTTATCATATTTAAGCAAGCCAGAGAATGAGAAGAACCCACCTGAAACATAAAAAAGAGGATAGAAGTTAATTGTGTATTTACGTGTTACACTCAAATCCCTAAGCTCATGAGCACGAACAATAACAGTTTTACCTGAGGCAACTTGCAGATGGAACAGTGAACCAGTAGTGATTACATCTCGTAATACAAGGGAGTCAATGGTGATATTTCCTCCGTAAGCCCCCTCCACTCCATAAGTGACACGCTGGTAATCCAGGAATGACGTGTTAACCGCCTCAAAACCTTCTGAGTTAAAATCAGTGGTTGCGTAGCTAGCGCTACAGAAAATACGAGCTGGGTTAACGCGACCACCAAAAAGCTGGTTCGCCGTCTGTCCTGTTATAGTATCAACCTGGTCTCCTGTCAATGGCAGAGTAGATGTAGCCACGCAAGTCATATCATTAAGAATGATTTTGCCGAACTTAGTAACGTTGGTTTGGTTAGCATGGTTGATATCCGCATCAAAGTTACCACGTCTCCAGTACCCATTTTGTAGCGTAACTTTCCCTGTAGAAGTATGCTGTATCCCCAGTTTACCGAAGTCGTAACATGTTTCGAATCGGAAATTACGCATCGTTAGGTTGGATGTCCCAATAACGTAGATGCAGTCGATAGACATACCTGTAATCTCTGTTCCCTCTACAGTTACATCTACATTGCGGCATGTTAATCCGTAGGTTTTAAACTCCTGCATCTTGCCGCCAATTATCCTGGCTTTACCTGAGCCTCTAAACTCAAGACCTGCCCCACCAAATCGCCAGTTCCCTACCCATACATTACGCATGAGGGTTCGGTTCTCAACAGGGTTCAATACGGTAATGGTGTTCCCCGTAATGGCAGTAATATAGTTGAATTGCCCGTAAGCAGAGGAGTTACTCCATTTCCAAGTGTTAACGTCTCCATCAGGAATAAGGAATGATGTCGTTATCATATCCCCTACTTGAAATACGCTGGCATCATCCACTGTAAATGAATATGCGCCTATAGCCGCATCTGCTGTGACAAGAGCCTTTTTCACTCCGCCATGCCAAATACCGCCGCCGCTTAGGTCTATGGTGAAATTATCCGTTACGTTGAAGATGCAGTTATAGCCATTCATTTGAATCTTCGAGCCTGGCTTTACTGTTATTTTTTTACACTTTGCCGTATTTGGCATAGAAAAATCGTCAAGGTAGTAATCACCATTGCTGAAAACCAACTCTTCAGCCTCGTTGAACGCCGTCAAAAGCTTTGATATATCTTGCCCAGTACCAGTCTTGAAGCCGAAATATTCAACATTGAACGTATTTGTTCGCATATCAACGTATTGACGCGCAGTAGTATCACCTACGGACAGCCATGCACCTGGACCGATACCTCCAGTGTTTTCTGGAGTTGAGTTCGCAGGAACTACCTTTGGACCAGATAAAAATGACCCAGTCCATTTGTAATATTCACCGTCGGCAGTATTAAGCAGTACTTCATTAGGCTCGTTAATAGTTGCGCCAGTAGTAAACGTTTTACCTGTGATGATAACGTAACCGAACGCTGCCATAGCCTGCTGAGAAAGATAATTGATACCTTCAACGGTGTAGTGTTGATTGCCGAAGCGATCGGTATAAGTCCACCCCATAGAGGTAACGAACTCGTCAACTTTCCCGGCATTGAACTTCAGATCGCGTGGTGATTCACTTGGGACAGGCAGGTTTGTAGGTGTCGTAGCCATATTGGTTCCATAAAAAAACCCAGCGCGAGGCCGGGTTAGGTTGGTCGGGATGGGCTTATTCGTAAATAGCGTCGCTGTATTCCGCAACGGTCAGAGATACAGTGTTATCTGTGTTCGGTTTGATGCTGTTGACCGTCCATAGCTGACTGTCCAGTTCCTCAACTGTCGCGATGAGATAGCGCGACGGTAGCTGCACAGTGTCTCCGTTCCATATATTGAGCTGAATGTCGGGTATTGCTGCGGTGAAGCCATACTTCGTATCGCTGCGGGCCGTAGCCGGATAGCGCAGCGTCGGGTTGCCCAGGCTGTCGGTAACCAGCACATACATCGAGCCGGTAAACGTGATTGGCTCGCTGGTATCGAAGTCATTCCCGGCGCGTCCGGTGATGTACCCCTGCTGCTGGTTGCTGTCGTAAATGTCTGGCATCTGAATGACGCTTCCAACCTGGATAATGCCGTCCTCAAACACTTTGGCGTTCATCTTCACCCGGGAGTAGATCAGGCGCTTGGTTTCGCGTAATGCGCGCTCCCGGGCCTGATATTCATTACGGAAGCCGACTATTTCCAGCTTGTTCGGATTCTCCGCTTCCTGCTCAACGATGGCGCCGTTCAGCACGCGGTAGTTGATGTACGTCTTGTTGTTTGTGGTCGGGTGAACGTAGGACACCTGCACTCCATCGTAACCACCTGGAAGAGTGGCCTCGTACGTCATTTTGTACTCGTCCGTCTTCATGTTGGCCCGGTTGAATACCGCCGCCGGGTAGTCAACCTTCTGATCACGGGTAAATGTCAGCACGCCGTCATCCCAGTACGCCACAACTGACGCAGCATTGCAGATAGCCTGGATACGATCTCCGAGAGAGTCGTTCTCGTCGTCAAACGTGTAGTCGAAGTAGCCAAGACGCTCATCTGGCAGGCTTTCAGCAATCGAGTACAGGCCGTACAGGTCGATGCTGCTCACCGACTGCTCACCCATCACAAGCCAAGTGTGCGCCACTGCATCAGCGAACGAGCGAGACGGACGCAGCGTGTAATCCACCGCCTGCGTGTCCAGGTCGTACGTGATGGTGTGGCGCGTCACCAGCGCGTTATATTTGCGCTCACGGCTGCCCAGTGCGTTCTCTGTCGCCCTCACCTTCACCCGCACCAGCGTGTCGGTCGGGTGGACGACATTCGTGCGGATGTTAATGCTGTGGATCTCTTCGACCTTCAGCAGTGACGCGTCGCCGGAGTTGTCCGTGCGCTGGAAGCTGACCGCGTACTTCCCGAACCCGCCGATCGGAGTGATCTTGTCAGTGCGATAAAATACCTCACTCGTCGACTGGTGCGGCGTCGTCTGCCGGTACGTAAACGTCTGCTGCGTTCCCGGCACCTGGTTGTAGTCGTCGTCGATTTTCCAGATGACAACCTTCCAGTTCGTCTCTTTCTTCCCGCCGAGGCTGGACTGAGTATGCAGCCACAGCTGCGTTGACTCGACCGGGGAAAAGAACGGCCCAACCACCAGCGCCTCGTTATCGTTAAGGATGAATTTCGTGGTGTTGATCGTGGCATTCGCCGGAATATCCTGCGGCCCCTCCAGCTGGTTCATCGTAAACGTGTACCAGCGCACCGGGTTAACCACAGCGCCATCGTTTGTTTCAACGGCGGAAATCAACGTGCCGGAGAAATTTGCGTCAGTGGTGACGCTGCCTGATGCTGTGTTGTACGTAACGTTGATGGTAAAAGTCACAGCGTGCGGCAGCACCAGGCCCATAAAGTAATCGAACTCAGCTTGTTTCACGATTTTCATCGCTATCTGTCCGCCGGAATACGTTCCGCTGACCACCGTGTTTGCCGTTGCTGTTTCTATAGGGAAGTCGCTGGCTTCGTTCTGCCCTGGAACCTCTTGGCCGTCTACGTCATCGAACCCGTAACCTTCGACGATCTGCGGGATAACTTCGCCAGGCTGGAAGAACTGGAATTCGGCACCGGCCAGAGAGCCCAGGCTGGATTCTGAGTAGCGCACGGACTCGTAATCGTATTTGCCGATCCCGACGCACATCCACTCTGTAACGTACTTCAGGCCGCCGTCTGTAGACGTCTGGTGCACGTATTCAAATACCGACTCCTGAATCAGATCCGGGAAAGAACGAATCTGCCCGTAAATGTCCGGCTTGGCCTTGTAAACGCGCGCGGTGTTTGTCTGACCGGTCAGACTATTGTTGGGTGAGTCGACCGTATTGCCGCCGCTGTTTGCAATGGCCGGTTTCGGTGCCAGGAACGAAAATACTTGGCCAACTACTTTAAAGATCGGGCTTAGGATGTCGCCGACAATGCCTTTCGGCTGGTCGAATATCTGGATGTGGTCCAGCTCGCTCAACTCAAACGCCAGCTCATCATCTTCGCCCAGCTTAACTCCGTTGCGGACGATCATCAGATCACGATGAAATGTAGCGTCATTGGCCACCAGCCAGTCATGAAAAAGGGTGCCGTTTGGCACCCTGCAACGCAGCTTAGGCGTTCCTGGAAAATTCGATATCTCAACCAGCGCCATATTCGAAAAACTCCACTTTGGTGAATGCCCGCTGAATGACCAGCAACGAGTCCATGCGTACGCTTCCACTTTCGCCTCGCGAGTGCAGCGCCTGTCTGTTAAGCACCAGCCCAACATGCGCCGGTTGCACACCGCGGTATCCGACGAATATCCCGCCCTCTACTGGCTTGTCGACCTGGCGCCAGAAGACGACGTCGCCCTGATAGCAGGTGAAGAAGTCGGCCCCGGCTTCGTAGTCCGGTGTCTGGTGCAGCTCTATACCGAGAACGTGCCGGTAATACAGCACCACCAGCCCCCAGCAATCCACCTTTTCGAACGTACAGGACCGGTTAGCCCACGGCACTCCGATCATCCTGCTGATAAAATTAGAGGTACTGAAGTCCCGTGTACTCGACTGGATCATAAAGGCGACCAATATTGTTATTCAGAGGGTTGGTGACGGAGAGCGTGACCGATGCGGCATCAGCATCGATATCCACCGTCTTGACGTAAAGCTGCCACGACTTAATCGGCACCGACACATCGCCGCTGTCGAAGATCTGCCGCGTGGCCGTAATAGCTGTTAGCCGTGCCGCCCCCTTCCACTGCTTCATCAGCGCTTTGATATCCGACGACAGCCGCCCAAGCTTCACCGTCGCGTCGATAACCGGAGTGCCGCTCTGCTGACTCTCTTCGATTTCAAAGCGCGCTGGCGTGTACGTCTGGCCTCCAAGCGTCTTCGGGAAGAACTGCTTATCGACAAGGCGGACGTAGCCAAATGATGGATGGTAGAACGTGAAAGTGTCGTAAAGACCTCGTGTCGGGCGCTGCTGCTTGTATTCCCTGAAGCTCGGCATTAAGGCACCCTCGGTAGTGATTCTGGGTCCCTGTTGTCCGGATAACCCGTGACAACGATATCCAACACTGAAGGCCATGGAGGCGGCAACTCAACAATTACGTCGTCAAACTCGTCATCGGCGTTGTACAGGTGGTTGGCAATAACGGTTCCCGTCCAGGTCACCACCCCGCCAGAAATATTGGTCTGGACAGGGAAACCATCTTTCGTAAAGTGAAGCTCCTGAACTTGCAAGCCACTACCGCCAAGATTTATCGGCATTCTGAACCAATAAAGACCGCCGTGAAGATAGTTGGGACTACGTAACCATTGCTGAAATGCTCGATCTTCCGCCAAGGTGAAAATCCACGTGAGGGACCAGGTCACTTTCAGGTCGTCGGTAAGGTTCTGGAAGATAGCCGGGCCGACCGCTGGCTGATCGGTCTGGAACCCGGTATCGAGCGTCATGTTTTTGCTGGCCTTCTGCGCCAGCGGCAGCCAGTCGGGATAGTCGATAATTGGCATCAGCCCTGCCCCCTTGGCGTGCGTTTAACATTGAAGTTACTGGTTATACCGCTGCTAATTGGGCCGCCGTTGTTCAGGTCTGCAACAATGACATCAACGGTAAGCCCACCATTTGCATCAGTGCCAGCCTGTGCATCAACGGACGATGACGTGTAGTTCTGGATGTTGATAACTACCCCTCCGCCGCCAGCAGTCATCTCCTTGTTGCTGATCACCCTGCCATTGTCGCCCGGTATCATGTACTGCTTACCGGTGCTGGCCTGGTAAATCTCTGGCATGCCACCTTCGCCGACCTGATACATCCCACCAGCCGAGACGGGGCCGCCGTTTTTACGTTTTCCTGACAGTGCCAGGATGCCAGCCATCGCGCCAAGACCAATAGCCACTGCGCCACCGAATGAAGCCACGGAGGACATGATGGCCGCTGGAGTCCATGCCGCCGTAGTAGCCGCAGCCGCAGCCGTCGAAGTCGCTGTCGTGGTTGCGATGCCTGCCACCTGTGCGGTGGTGGATGCTGCAACCGCCGCGGTAGTGGCCGTCTGTCCCATAATGGCCGACTTAACCCACTCAATGCCCATCTGAACTAACGAGTTAACAACGCTGTTCAGCACGGTCATGCCGATGCTACGCATTGCGTCGCTGGCTGACATGCTGCCTGTTACGATACCGGTCAGCGCATTGCTGGCCACCGAACCAAGGGAGTCGAAAGCCGCCGCTGCTGCCTGGGTGGCCGCGTTCTGTTGCGCCCATTCTTCCCACATTGCAGCGTTACGCTGATCACGATACTGCTGCTCGATAGCCGCACGCGCGGCCTCGGCCTCTCCGATTTTTTGCGGGTAAAGCTGGGCGTAAAGCTGGATGTCAGCAATGTCTTTCTGATACTGGCTATCCAGCCCGGCAGTTTTGCTGGTTTTACCCTGGATGGTACTGAACTTATTTGCAGCCTCTGTGCGCTCCCGTTCAGCCTTGGCCTGCTCACGCAATGCGTTGGCATTGTCCCAGGCTTTTCCTGCCAGTTGCCCGGCCAGCAGAACTTGTTCCTGCGTGGCTGTGTTACCGAGAGACTGCTGCGCATTAAGCACGGCCTGCGCTCTGGACAGTTCACCAACACTGCCAGCTGACAGCTCGGCCTTCTGCCTCAGTTCATCCAGCTTTTGATTAACAGATTCTTGAGCTTTAGCGTATTGCTCAGCTTCTTTCTGTGCCGCAGACTTTCCGCCTTTCGCTTTGCTGCCAGTAGCTGAGGCGGTCGTTTTAATCTCGATCGGCTTTGTGTTAGCCGCGGTCTGCGATGCTTTGGAAACAGCGGTCAGGTCGCCAACCAGCATGGCGGCTTTATTACTCAGCCCGGCCAGCGCTTTGTTTTGCGCCTCCCAGCCATCAAGCCCAAGCCATGACCAGGTGCGCGCGCGGCGGGTAAACATTTCAGCGGTGCTGTTCAGATCCGATATCTGAGCATCTGCCGACGCCGCTTTACCCACCAGCCGGTCGAGTGCAGCAGTCATTGAATCGATGACTGCCACCAGCCCTGTGCTTGCTCCTGTTGCCTGGTTAACAGAGTCAATCATCGACAGAAATGAGTTTGTCAGTGCGGTATTGGCCTGAGAAAGCGTACGCGGGAGTTTCTCGAACTCTGCATTTACTGAGCCTGTTTGTTTCTGAATAGCGTTCAGTGCATCTTCAGCAGTAAGTTTCCCGTCCAGCATCAGCTGACGCAACTCGCCAATACTAACGCCCATCCCTGCGGCAATCTGGCGCGCAAGTTCCGGCATTTGCTCAAGGATGGAGTTGAACTCCTCCGCCCTGACTGTGCCGGATGAAATAGACTGTCCGAACTGGCGGAGAGCATTCGCCATTTCTTCTGATGAGGATCCGCCGATGCGGCCGATTTTCTGAAGCGTCTCGGTGAGCTGAATAATCTGGCCGTTCGTCGCACCGGTATCTCGCAGTGCAGTGCTGAGGGTTTCCCACAGCTTAGTGGTGTCCTGAAGAGATCCCCCGGTCGCAGAGCTTATATTCATCAGCGTCCGCATGGTTTGTGATGCTGATGCCGCGCTACCAGTCAGCCGCTCAATACGCGAGTTCAACTGACTCATGTTGTCAGCAGCAACAAGAAACGCCTTACCCCAATCAACAACGAGTGACGCCGCAATAGCACCGGCCACGCGGTTGATATTGGTCTGCAACTCATCCATTTTTTTGGCTGCATTGGTCGCCGAGTTGCCGATGGAGTCGAGCGACTTATTGGCCTTTCCCTGGGCCTTGAGCAAGCCAGAAACATCGGCCTCGATGTCGTAATAAATCTCGCCTGCTTTCTCAGACATCAGTTTTCTCCGGGCATAAAAAAACCCACCGAGTGGTGGGTTAGTTATTCGTGTCGTTTATTGGCATCGTTCTGTGTAGGCCGGTGGTGGAGGCGTATCTTTCGAACTGAGGAAGTGATCACCAAGGGTGTAGTCGACGCCTTTTGAGAACATCCCCTTCGATTTCATTTTCAGCTCAACAAAGAATGGATGGAACCCTGCATAGGCACCGAAACCGTTCTTTCCGTTAATTTCCCCGCAAACAACAGCATTAACACGACCGTCATCGGCATCTGTCATCTTCACGACTTTCACGTTACGGAATTGTGCGCTGCCAGGATCCAGTAGATTGGCTGCAACTTCAGATTGTGCCAGAGAAATTGCCTTTTCCTCGCCCGGCTTACAGCCAGCCAGAACCAGTGGAATCACCAAAGCCAAAAGTATTTTCTTCACTCTTATCCCCTGAGTATTTTTTGTCGTGCCATCATACGCCCGGTCAGGCGTGGCTAGTACATCCATTATTAACTCAGGCCGCTTTCTTTGCTGATTTTTCGCGCTCAATCATTTCCTGCCAACGGCGATCATCATCGTCCATAACCGCGTCGTACTCTTCCCTCGTGAAGCCCTTCTGGTCAGGGTATTTGGCATTAAGCATCATAGCGAACTCGGTCATAGTAAGGTTTTCAGCCTCTTCCCTGCTGATCCCGAAATGGTTTCTTGCCGCCATGATGTATTCAGTTACATGGAACTCCGGTGTCGTTTCCTTGCTTTCGTGCTTCTGCAACTTACGAACCTTGGCCCGTCCGATAACGCCATGCATGATCAGTGACTGAGCTATCAGAATCAGATTCTCAGGCGGAAGCGCTCCGCAGCGCCATACGAATGTGCGCCTGCCAGTACGTGAAAGCTCATGCCAGCCTGTCAGCTCAGAAACGTCCTCGTCACAGCAGGACTGAATGACGTTAATAGCCGAAAGCAATACCTCGCGCACATAAGCAGCTGAACCTGCTGCATCCAGAGCCCACCTCGGCAGGGAAACATCACCGAAGTAGTAAGCGTAAAACCTGCGCTGATGCTCCGGTATAACACTGTGAATTTCCCGTGCCGCCTCAAGCATTTTCGCCACATCGTCATTGAACAGCGCATAGAAGGTGCGGACGATATGTTCTGGTTCGCCGATCCGAGTCATGTTACGGAGCGATGGCCGGAAGAAGTATTCACGGCCACCAGCACCAATCAGGCACTCGCCAATCTCTTTCAAAGGTGTCATATCGCTCTCCATAACCATTATCAAGGGCAGCACGCCGCCCTTTGTAGTGATTACGGCGCGGCAATCACGGTAACTGCACAGGTGTCGGTGAAATCACCGTCAGCAGTGGTAGCCGTAATAGTCGCGGTGCCCTCGGCAACTGCTGTCACCAGGCCGGTTGAACTGACGGTGGCGATGGATGGCGCCGAAGTCGTCCAAGTGATCGCTTTATTAGTCGCATCGGTTGGCTGAACCGCGCCGCTCAGTTGCTGGGTTGCTCCAACGACCAAGGAAGCAGTTGCAGGGGCAACTTCAACGCCAGTGGCCGCGATGGAATCAGCGACTTCAAACACAACGGTGTCGGCGTCGTAGACCTTCCACTCGCCGGAGAAGGTGGAGATATCGTTGGTACCGAAGTCACCAGACCATGAGGTGGTGTTCATGTAGCCCTGGATGTATGTGCCAGCATCTTCGCCAGTAAAATCAAATCTAACCCACAGAGTCGGCTGTCGACCGGCTTGCAATTCATCGAAGATGTATTTGCCCATTCTCCAGGCGCCAATTTCTGTGCTTTTGTCCCTCCTGCGAGCCTCGCCTTCACCAGAAATTGTAATGTCCATGTTATTGACCAGGTTCTCAACCAACGCCTTGGAATCATCAGCCTCGGAATTAATTGTGTTCATCGAATAATCAAAACCCTTGGTCGTCATAGCGCCGAGACGCTTCCACTCGGAAAGCGCTGGCACTGCGTCGGGGCAGCCAAAGGCCATGCGTAGCACAGCTACTTTCCCGATCAGCTTGCCAAAATCATTAGCACAGCCTTGCATGTGTACCTCTCAAATAAAAAAGGCCGCCAGATGGCAGCCTGATGGGTTGGTGATGGGGTTATTCGCCGTAGACGCACATAAACTGGAGTCGGAAGACCAGGCGGCCCTCTTCGGTCAGGATAGGTGCTGGCATATTGCCGAGGTTTTGAATCAGTCCAAGGCATTCGTCGTTAATGTCGTTCTGTTCGACATAATTGATGATCTCCTGAGCCTTCTCAGCGGCTGCTCTGCGCTTATCCTTGGCGGAAATGACATCCACCAGCACGTAATGGTCAGATCCGAGGTCGTTTCTGATGTCGGTACCACCGTTAGGCCGAAACACGATGAATGCGTCGGTTAACTTGGTTGTGTCGTCCCACGCAAGCAACTGAACAATGAAGCCAGTGGTAAGCCCGGCATCAACGAAGTAGTTACGCACGCGCTCATACATGGCTGGTGTCATACTAAAAGCTCCTTGCGCATTACGGCATCAATCTGACTGCGGGTGTCTTCAAAGCCTTTGGTGAGGAACTCTTTCTGCGCGGTGGCGCGACGGAAGGTTTGCGGCACATTAGGATCGTGAACGAATACGGCGTAGTTAGCGGTGTATCCAACTCGCCCGGTGAGTCGAACGCCGTTGTTAATCAACTCCCGATACTGGCTATTAAGCAGCGTTGAGGTGTCGATCGGCGTATAAAGCGCGGCTTGGGAGCTGCCGATTATCATTGCTGACTGTAGCGCCCTGACGACCTTTCGCCCTTTTACATCGTTGATGATTCGGTTGAGCCCGGCTTTCGACTGCTTAACGCCGCGCACTTTGATGCCCATGGCTATACTCCCGTCAGGATGGCGTAATCATCCGCCAGGCGCTCAAACGTGTCGGCATAACGGATAACCTGCCGCACCTCGTCAGCGCCCGCCACAACCGGGTCAGCCTCGGTCGAAACGCCAATCAGCAGATAATCACCAGCGGCCGCCAGCGCGAACTCTGTCCAAACGGTATTCTTGACGACGATTTCAGCGCCCAGGCTGGCTAACTTCTTACTGAGCCCGCCCTCGTAATCGCAGAGGATTTGCTCAGGTTCGGCATAGCCAAGCGGATCGCCGTATTCGTCATTTCCTTCCAGTTTGCGCCAGATGGTCGCAGTGGCGGTATAGCTCCAGTTCGCTACCGATGACATCAGCCCTCCTTCCAGCGCAGCACTTTCGCGCCAGTCGCCCGGATGCGCGGGCAGTTAATGAACCACTCGCCATCCGATTTCACGTAGCCGGTAGTCTCCCGCCCGGTGTCGGTCATCACCCAGACGCGGGTGAATGAGCGCGGCAGCCCGTGCTTAACTGATTTGTACGTCATCAGCAGCCCCCAACCACCATGAACAAGCCGACACTATTACCAGCGCTGATCGGCAACTCTCCGGTGCAGCCGCTGGTATCTAGCCGGGCCAACGAGTCACGCAGCCATGTGATGCCATCGTCGCCATATTCAAACGAGCGGGAAGCACCAGACGGTGCACCCTGCGATTTGATGCGGCGCGCGCCGGAAGACGTAGCCATAAGCGCTGCGGCGTACATCAGGATCAGCTTTGCAGTGCACTCGTCATACCCCGCTCCATCGAGGCACGGGATGATCTTGTTTACCACGCAGAGAATCGGCTCCAGCAGCGCGCCCGGGATGGAGTAACCCAATTCACCGAGGAACGCCTGCACGTCTGCCGCTGTGATTGGGTCAGCCATGGTTATTTCGCCTTCTTGATTGCTTCCGCCAATGCTGCTTCGGCTTCGTCAGCGCGTTTGGTTTCTGCTGCCAGTGTGTCGGCGTGAGCCTTGTCTTTAGCTTCACCATCGGCGATTAGCTTTTGGTTCTGCTCCAGTGCGTCGGCGAGTTGCTTTTGAAGGGCCGTCAGATCTGCCGCAGGAGCGGAAGGAGTAGCCACTTCGAAGGCAAGCTTCTCGCCTTTCTTCTTATCGGTCTCCTTCGCCTTGCCAGTGCTGATCCAGCGCTCAGCTGTTGCATCGTCCACATCCACCACCGAACCAACCTCCAGTTTGCGGAGATTGGCACCGGCGTGCAGGTTACTTGCCACGATTTCTACCAGTGCCAT